CCGCCTCGACGTCCTCCGGCTTCACGAACGACGACGCGATCTTCGCCGACGTGCTGTCGTTCCGGGTCAGGATCACGTCCCGCGCGTACGAGGCCATGTCGCGGTAGACGACCCCGTCCCCGTCCTCGTCCACGCCAGGCGTGGCGGCGACACGAGCCCGCTGGAGCGCCCTTGACCGCTCCGCCGCCCGCTTGTGCGCCTCGACGTCGTCCGTCAGCTGCTCGATCTCGATGTCGAGTTCGCTGACCAGACCGCGCCAGACCTCGATCTGCTTCTTGTCGGCGTCCGTCAGGTCGCCGTCGCCGCGCTCGCGCAAGAGCTCCTCGTGCTGCGCCTGCACCATGTCGCGGCGCTCGTGCCGGTTCTGCAACCGGGTTTCGAGCTGTGTGCTCATCACTTCACTCCTGAGAGTTGGCGTTTGCCTCGGTCTGGCGGGTGCCGTCCTCAGGGGTGCCGGTCTCAGCCGGGGTGCCTGGTTCGTCGGGGTGCGCCTGGTATCGCTGCGGTAGCTGGATGCCGAGCCGTCGGCAGCGTTCGACGAGCTCGGGCTTCAGTGGGACGGGGAGGTACTCCTCGTCCAAGATCGTTTCAGCGACAGGCGCCTCGTCGCGGATCGCGAGAACCTTCGCCGCAGTGAACGCGCCATGCCGACAGAGAGCCACATCGCGGAGATGGGCCTTGACGCGTCGCACAACCCCCTCCGCCGTCCGCACGGACTTCTTCGCGACCGCCTCAAGAGAAACGCTGTCCAGGATCCCATCGTTGGCGAGCTCCAGCGCCATGTCGCCCGCCGGCCCGTCCTTGATCCGGAACGACCCATGCAGTCCGTCCCCCGGCACCGATCGGAGCGCGAGTCCCTTGCCGATGACGTTGTCGAATCCGGAGCGGTGCTCGAAGTTCATCAGCACCTTCAGGCGGTGGCCGGCGACGAGTTGCTCGTCGAAAGCGCCATCCACCCACTCCTCGCGGTAGACGTTCAGGCCGTCGTCGGAGACGGGCTCCGCGACTCCGTAGGGGACAATGCGAACGTCAAGCGTGCGTCCGTCTCCGGGCGTAAGGATCGCCGCGAACTCCCTACGAAGAACGGGCCTCTCGGCCCGTTCGGTGTCCTGCTCCTGGATCTCGACTTCGCTCATGGTCCTGCTCCTCCGATCGCCGTCAACCTCGGCGTCTGCTTTTGCTGGGCCGGGGTCGCGCTCGCGACCACCGACGCCTGCGGGTCGTTGTCGTCACTCATCTCGTCCAGCGGCAGGAACGTGTCGGCCGCGTCGAACGTCACCCAGGAACCGCGCGGCAACGCCTGCGCCGTAAAAGCGTTCGCGATCCGCGTCGCCGTCGTCCGGAGCTCGAACCGCCACCACATCTCGCCCAACGCCGCCGGATTCTGGTAGGTAAGACCGCCCTGCAAAGCCATGTTCAGCAACACCGACGGGACACCAAACGCGGTCGCGATCGCCTTCGCATTGAACTCCTGCGTGTCCAGGAGCGCCATGTCCTTCGGGTTGAACGCGAGAACCTCGAACTCGAGATCCGGCGGCAGCACAGGCACCTTGCCGTTCCGCGAGGTCGTCGCCTCCGCCCACTGCGCCTGAATGTCTTGTGCCTGCTGGGCTGTGACCTTCTTCTGCGGCTTCAACACCGCGTTCGGGATCCCACCCTGGTTCACCGACATCGACTGGTTCCCCGCCGCCAGGAGCCCCCACGCGACCTGCGCGTAAGCGCGCAACGCCGACGTCCCATGCACCGCCAACCCAGGATTCCGGTCGATCTGGATCACCCGCCGCGGATCGAGGAAGTCGTCGCCGTACTTGTACTCGCGGCTCCCGTTGACCACCTTGATCTGGATCCCCGCCGAGCTCAGGACCGTCCAAGCGCGCGGGAACCTGTCCGCGTAAAAGTCGGTCACGTACTGGCAGGAGAACCCCCATCCATAGAGCTGCGCCACGATCGCGTGGATCGCGTCCCCGATCCCGTTCGGGAACCAATGCGGATCCGGATTCGCCACCCAGGCGGGCGCGTCGCCGGCGCCGACGTAGCGCATCGGCATCGACGCGATCTGCTGCGCGTTCAGCTGAATGCAGCGGTTCGCGACCCAAACCCGCTCCGCCAACGCCGCGTCCCCGGGGAACCAGGCGCCGGCCGTCATCCCGTTCTCCGCGAAGAAGTTCGGGATGATCGAGTTGAACAAGTCCATCCGCGTGCCCTCGAGCGGCTCCGGCTCCACCCGCTCCAGGACGTCCGCGACCATCTCCGCCGGGGACGGACCCATCAGGCGACGCAACAAGCCCATCAGAAGATCGTCCAATCCGTCTCGCCGTCGAAGAGCGTCGACCAACCCCACAACGCCAAGGTGCCCGCCACGAGCGGGCTGATGTCGACACGCGAAAGTTTCCGCGACCACAGCCACGAGTCCCCGTAGTACCTCCGCGCCGCCCCCCTCACGGCCGACTGCAGCTCCGGCTCGCCGCGGTGGCGAAGACCCTCGTTCTCCACCAGCGACACGACCAGATTGCACGCCTTCGCGTGATCGCCGGTCGATACGACTTCGACCGAGATGTCGTGCTCCTCGAGCCTATGCACGAACATCATCGCCGGCGACGAGTCCCCGCACAGAACCGCGAACGGATCATGTTCGGCGCAGAGCTCGACCAGCCGGTCAACCAGCCAGCGAACACCGGGGCGGTGCTCCACAACCTCGAGTAGCGGCAATCCGTCCTCGCACGGGAACCCCGCCAGGATCGACGCCCACGCCTGGTCCGGCGCCACATCAAACCCGAAGCACGGCTGCAACCCCTCCGACCGAAACCCGGCCTGCTCCAAGGAGTCCCAGAGCGCGGGATCGATCACGAAGTCGGTCAGCCCCGAAGTCGGCGGCCAGTCCCCGACGTTGTGCCGCTCCACCGCGGCGGTCCGGTGCGCCAGCGTCTTCGTCTCATCCTCGACAGCCTCACGCGAGATCCGGATCCCGTACGCCGGATTCGACAACGCCAGCGCCTCCTCGTCCAGCACCACCTCGGGGTCGAGGTCGTCGGGATTCCCGAGGTCCAGCGACCACTCGAAATACGCGAGCCGCTGCTCATCCCCGCGCAACCCTCGCTCACGGACCCGCGCCAGGACGACCCCGTTATCCATCGTCATCTGGTCGACCGCCGAGCCCGTGTACCAGCGCTGCCGCCGAGGCATCGCCGAGGTCGCCGGGACCATGTCCGCCATCGTCGCCTCCGCGAGTTCGTACGCCTCATCGAACGCCACGAACGGCGCACTGAACCCACGACCGGAGCCGCCCTTCCGCGCCAGGAACCGCAACCGATTCCCGTCGCGACTGATCACGCCCTGCTCGCCGGCCGCGGTCCGGATCGCCTTCACCTCGTTCTTGAGCTCGGGCACATCCTCGATCCGAGCCGCCACCCGGAGGAAGTGCTCCTGAGCCGTCTTGTATTGGTGCGCGGTGTGGATCAACAGCTGCTCGCCGAGCCGGAACAAGCCAAGGATCTCCCGCGCCTCGAGCACCGCCCCTTTCCCGTTCTGCCGCGGCACCAGCAGACCGACCTCGGTTCGAGCCCACTTCCCCGGCTCGCCCTCAGCCAGCGACTCCCGCAAGACCATCCGCTGCCACGAATCCAGCGTGAACCCCGCAACCTCCTCCACCCACCGAACCGAGTCATCGGCGAGCCGGTAATCCGCACCCTCGGCGACATGGCGGATCCGCGGAACCTGCGAACCCATCACGACCGGCCGCTCGAGAACCGCGCTCACCAGACCCGCGAACCTTTCCGACGTCGGCCAGCTGTCGCCCGATTGCAGCGCCGATGCTCCGGCCCCCGCACCACCGACCGGTCCAAATCGTCATGGCCGAGATCCCACGGCTCCAGCGGCTCAATCGGCTTCCCGCAGCGCCAGCACACCGCCAACCCCGCCCGGACAATCTCCGCGAATCGCCGCCGACGTCGCTGCCACGCCGCGCCGTACCCCCGCGCGGTCGTCTTCCCCTTGATCCGGCCCGATGTGCCGCGAATAGACGAGATGACTCCGGGGGTCATTCCGCTTGAACCGGCTTAAAAAAGGTATTCACCGAGCGACGATGAGGACGAACGCGATGGTTGGGAGCGTGAGCAGCGAGCCGACGATCATGCCCCAGTAGGTGAGGGCGTAGAGCTTGCCCCAGAAGCCGTCGGGTGCGATGTGGCCCGCACTGCTCATGCGTTCTTCTGCGCTTTGGCGAGTCGCTTCTCGAGTTCGGCCTTCGATCCTGAGACGGGTTGGCCGAGGACGCGGAGTGCTTCCTTGAGGTCGTCGACGCTCTTGTCTTGGTCTGCGTCGGGTGCGTCGTGGGTGCCGGCGATGAGCCTGTCTCGGTAGGTGGTCATCGTGGTTCTGAGCCTCCTGTGCTGGTCGCTGTATCCGGTCTTGGCGAGGCGTTGTCTGGCCGCCTTCTTCTGATGGGGTGTGAGGTCGAGGCCATCGAGGAAGGCGGTGGGGTTCATGGGGCGGAACCGTTGCGGTGTGTGATCTCTCACATGCGGAAGCGCCCCTCGGTGGGGGCGGCTTGTCTGATCGGAGAGATAGTTAGCCCGTAGCGTGGGCGGGCGGGCAGCCTGGCTTGGTGGAGCGCCTGTTGCCGTCCGTGGCGCGGATTCTAGCGCCGGGTGTCGGACGTTGCTAGTCGTCTTTCGGTTGTTTGGCGAGGAGGACGCCGAGCGGGTTGGTGTTGGGGCTTGTGCCGCCGATGCCGCGCATCTGGAC